TGTAATGCCTCTAATAACTTGTTAGCAGGTTGTTCTGGTTGCTCTGGTTCTAACTCTTGCATCTTCATAGCAAGTTCAGCCTCATCTATATCTGGATTGAACTTTCTAATAAGCTCTTCCCTAGTAATAAGATTATGCTCCATCAAGAACTCTAGCTTATTGCGTTCTTCTGTCCATGTCATAGGAAACCCCACCTCTGGATAGTCTACGCTGTAATTATCTGATAGATTAGCACCCTCATGCACTCTTAACACTTCCCTATCTATCATATATCTTTCATGCTCAAAGTCTCTAAAGATTGGAATATCAGACTCTCTGGTTTCTATATTATCTACAGATAGAATCTTTAATGCCTCACCACTTGGAGGTGCTGATGATTCACCCCATCTGATTGTTAAGCTATGGTTCTGCCCTACTTGATTAATTAAATCTTTTACGGATTGTATCATCTGGATCAGATTAGCATTAGGACTTACATACTGCATATTAGCACCCTCTGGAAGTGCGATAAGCCTATCAATACCAAACTTCATATAAGGTGGTATCTCTGAATCTAATCCTGTAATCACAGGTGAACCCATCATAAGCCTAGTAGCTATCATTATCTCTGTCCATGCGTTACTAGCATGAATGGCACACCTTGTAACATCGTATGCGTTTGTATTGAACTCTACTTTAGTAATAGGGATAACATCATAAGGGTTTACCATTTCGATGTTATTACCTATCGGAAACATTGCACCATTTAACTTGAAACGGAAGTGCATACCCTGCTCACCATCCATAGGCTTACTCCAGAACACGAACTGCCTATCCCCATTATGATCTCTATGTATCTCATAGCTCATGCCATATACTTCACCATCATATACATACTCTTTTACAATAGGATGCAGTTTATATTCAATGCGTTGCATCTTTTCATTGTACATACTCTGTAAATGACAGCTACCTAATAACCAAGCAAGTTCCCCAAACTCTCTTACTTTACTATCTAGGTTGTGAGCTTTCTCAGCATAATAATCATTGAACTCACCATTAATAAATCTTTCAGCAGGTTGTTTAAGTAACATCAATCTACTCTTAGCAAATCTCTTAACTAATGACATAATCACAGGTGGAATCTGAGATAAGGATTCTGAACTAAAATACTGCGATATATGATCATCTAAGTTTCTATTGTAATAGAAGTCTAAAGATGTGTTCTTTTCAGCTATAATATCATCTAGTGCATTATATTCAGCCTCTTTAACTGAACGCAAGACAGCCTCTTTACCGAGGTCTGGGAGCATTATTTTATCATGTAATTCCATTTATAAACCTTTAAGATGTGGCATAATTATTAGCCTCTGTATATTCTCTGATGAACTCCCCCATCTTTTCTTTCTTTCGTAAATCTAAATGCTTACCATAATAGTGTAAGAATATGAAAGTGATAATGATTCCTACTACTATACCCAATAAAAACTCTACCATTCTCTGCTAATAGCCTTCCTAGTGCGTAAAGGAAAGTAGTAGTTACATAGATAACCTAGAGCATCACTAAGGTGTGTCTGTTTATCATCACGCTTATCTATATCTCCAAGTCTCCAAACATTCTGCTCTAAGTCCATTACTAGGTTAGGACATCCTTCTACACTAAAGTTACCTTCCCTTATCAGCTTATTAACACTAGCTACCCTATCTCTTACAGCAGGATTCTTTCTAGGTGATTTAACTGTAAATCCGTATGATCTCATAATCTCATGGTCTGATGATACTGCTGAACTCTTACGAGCATTACCACTAGCATCTGATATTACAGTTGCATTAGGAAAGTCTTTTTTAATTAACTCAGCCATATCGTAAGTATTAGCATTACTCATGCGATATTCTTTAAATACATGAATCCATCCATTACCCATTCTAACAGCTAATGCACTAGCATAATCAACATTATAGTCTTGGCATATAACTACAGGTAAGTTATTTAGATCAGTTCTCTTAGTAATATGCTTAGTTCTGTCAAAGTCTTTATATACCCTACCTTGTGTTAGATTAACAAACTGCCCATGTACATAGGCTTTTATTTCATCATCTGAGTAAGCTGATAATAAGTTCTGTTTATATTCCTCTGGTAAGTGCAGGTTGTCTAATGTAGAACCATATACAATACCAATATCAAGATCAGTACGATTACTTAACTCATAACCCCAATTAAGTTGCTCTGGAGTACCTGTTAAGAATATCTCTAAGTGATTTGCCTCTGGATGTCTTACCCTTGCAATCATCTGGTCAAATACTTCCTTTTTTTGTATAAATGGTTCATCAATTCCTGCCCAAGCTAAGTTAGAGCCTTTAAGACTATCTGGTTTATCACCAGAACCTAACCATATACGACCTTCCCAATTATGTATGAGAAACTCGCCTTTCATCTGGTTATATGTATAGTTTATGGCACTTCGATTAAGAATATCTTTTAATGTTACTACTATGGTTCTCTGTGAAAGTCCATGTGAAGGACTGACATACATCCCTGCATGGGGTTGATTCAAATAGCTCAGATATATTGATCTTAAAGCTCCAATGTAGGTTTTTCCACTTCCGTAGCCACCTATGAGAACCTTGTAAAATGTTTGTAAATCCCACCATTGCGATTGATGTGGGAGAAAATTCTTTCGTTGTATTTTGAATTGGCTCACTCAATGATAAGAGAATCCTTATGTGTGATTTCTTGGATTTCCTTAACTTTTCCTTCCCCTCTATCAGATAAGTAGTGCATAGCTGAGATACTCCCCCTGTGAGCCATTTGATATGCTTTGTGTATCATCTTTTCCCTATTAGTTACTCCATCCTCTTGCAATTCATCACCATAAGAATTGATAATATCAGCTAATGCTCCCCTTCTTCCATTAGGGTTAGCATTGTTCTTAGGCTCGAACTTCTTACCTTCTTTGTTTCCTTTGGCAAATTGACCATTTGACCGCCGTTTAACCGCCGATTCTTTAGTCATGTGTGATTAATCCCATTGCTAATGTTTTATTTAACATATCCATTAAATCCTTTACTTTATCAGATTCAACTTCAAATACATCAAATTCTAATCTCCAATTATGAGTGGTTTTAAGATTCTTGATCCCAACCAACTCAACATTAAGTGATACTCCCTTATCTTTCATATTTAAAAAGCTGTAGCTACAACTTATATCGTTTCCTGTCTATCGTCTAACGACTGAATCGTCTTATAATCATTACTCCATAACGAGTGAGGCACGATAAAGCCTCTATAAATAAGGCTTAAACGCATAGTATTTAAGCGTATTTAGGGGGGTAAAAAATAGGGGTAAAATATATAAACTCTAATATTGTTAGAGTTAAAAAAATTAAAAAAAGTTTTTTCCTGTCATAGTCCCAAGCTAAAAACAGGTCTATTTTGTCATAGTATTCTTTTAATAATATTAGTGATATTTATACAAGCTCTATCCATAGCATCAGCTACAGACTGTCTAGATATGCCAAAATCATGTCCTATTGCAGTATATGATTCCCTACCTATGTAGTATTTAGCCATAAATATCTCTATTTGTCTGTGTGTAGCCTCTTGAGCAAATAAGATTCCTGCTATCAAAAGATTCATTTTATCATTTTCTAGCTCTCTTACTTCCCATTTATCTTTATGATCTCCGTCATATCTGCCACACATTTCGCATGGTTCTGTTTTGTTTATCATGTTTACCTCTGGTATGTGATTGGGGTTTTATGAATTGTAACATTTTTTGCACATTTTATATTTTTTATATTCATCTTTTGTTTGGTATTTACCACATATATCGCAGTAAGTATTTTTATCCCATCTTGAATATGTCCAATTTTCTCTATAATTATTTCTATATATTTGCTTTTCAAATTCTCCACCAAATTTGTAATTAACTCTATCATTAACCTCATCTACTAAATCTCTTGTAGGGGACATTTCAATCTGATCTTCATAAAAATCATTATGATTAATAGATACTTTTGTTTTTTCTTTAATTAATATAGAGTATTGACGAGTTTTTCTGTGGTATCTTCTTTTAATTATATAATTATCTTGTATTTCTGTTTTTATTATTTTCTCATAATAATCTATTAAAGATTTTTTATCTGGAAAATATATTACATCTGATTTCATTTTTATTTCTAGTATATAAAAAAAGGTTTTGAGGCTTTGGATGCCAATCACACATTAAACAATTATTCATAAATCAATAATAATACAAATGAAAACAACATACCAAATAAGTCCTTTCTGTATTTTTAATGTTTAAAATTATTATTTAATGAAAGCCTCAATTATTTATAAATATTCTTCTATTTTAGAGTTTAACTTTCTAACTCTTTCTAAATCTATTAATTTAAAATGACCTTGCTCAGATAAAAGCTC